CTGAAAAACGGTTCAATTACCTCGGTGAAAATGCTATCTTTGATATACGCGGCTTCGTCCACGAGTACAACGTTCGGATTCTTGCCCCGGATTTGCGTGCCTTTCGTACCGACTGTCTTTGCCCGAACGCGCCCACCACTGACGCTTTCGTATTCCATTTCGTTATCTGTCTCAAGCGTGAGTGATACGTCACTGCCGGCGACTGTTTGGCGGGCGTGAGCAATCTGATTCTTGAACGCTTCCATCATTTCGCTCACGGTGTCTTCAAATGGCCCGAGGATCATTACATCGGAATTGGTTAGGAACTCATCGGCGGCTATCGTTCCCCCCACCGTGGTCTTGCCGACTTGTCTGCCGGGCTTGACAGCCGTCTGTGTGACGTTCTGACCGGCGTTGTAGTCCAACAAGTCACATTGGTAGTCGAATGGCTCGTAGCCATACAGCGGCTTGACGCGTTCACTACGCGGGCCACGGAATAACTGCTTGATTGTGGCTTCGGCGTCGGATTCGGCTGTGCTCATGGTTGTAACGGGTTCGTAATTACTAAGTTAATGGGTTTCCAATTGGGTCATGCCGTATGGCAGAGCACACAACAATCAGCGTTTCAAAGAACTTGAAGCGTGATATGGACGAACGGCGTGGTGAAGATGAATCGTGGAATGACTACCTCAAGCGTATGCACGGGCAAGACAGTGCCGCTACTGTCACCGTTGAAGCCGAGGATATGCGCCCGGTTATCCGCGAAGAACTGCTTGATGCCATGTCCGAAGCCTCAATCAACGTCACAATTGACGGTGAGAGCGACATGAACGAAGAGGATGTACGCACCATGATTCAAACCGAAATTGACGCACTCAAGGAGGAACTACGCCGATGAATGAAATGTGGGAATTTGAAGGTGAAAAGTATCGTTGTAGCGTGAGAACAGAAGATATTGAAATGCGAGCTTACGATACCCGCGAAGGGAAACTACAACTGGTGCGTAATGAATGGAAAGAAACGGATGGTAGGGAAGATTCACGCACCACCATACAAATGGTTGTGCAAGACGGTGATTCAACCGGCTCAGCATCTCTGAACCTAACCGAAAGCGACAGTGTGAAACTTCGAGACGCGCTTGATAAGATTATTGAGGATTAATCCTCTAAGGCCTGCCGCGCTATCTCGCCCAACTCTTTCGCCGCTTGGTTCTCGGTGTCGTCAGAAGGCATCAACCCGAGTTTGTCTTTCTGACGCATTGAAGTCTTATCCATCCGGTCTAAGTCGAGATTCACCGGGTTAGAATCCTCTACGACGTAGGTGCCGTGTTCGCCGGATCGGTTCTGCTTAGTGATTAGACCCTGTTTCAGCTGTTGTTTTTGCCCTCTCCAGCGTGCATAGTCTCGAATGCACATGAATAGGAGGTCGTCACCATAGGCCGTTAACTTCGCTTCTACGTCATCAAAACACTCCGCGTTCTCTACATCGGCCGTGAAAACCGTCTCAGGGGCGCGCTTAGCGTAGTCGTGCAGCTTACCTAAGATGTATGCTAACGCACTCTCATCGTTCTCTGCAAGCCAATCAAAGAGGTTCACGGGGTCGCTATGAATCCCCGTCTTCATGGCGTTCTGATTGCCTTCCGGCGCACCGTCTGTCTCGGCTAATCCAACGTGGTGACGACAGTACACACTCTCGCCTTTACGCCACGCATTGCACTCAGAGACGTTACAAACACGCTCAGGGTCGCGCTCATCAGATTCTACAGTCATAAACACTCATGGCCTTTGTTTTGTCTGAAACAGCACAGCAGCGGGTTAGGCGTATTTATCCAACGTTGAATCAGGCCGTGTAAAAACCTGTAACACTCGGATGCCGCGTTTTGAACTACCCGGTTTAGGTTTTAGACAATACAACTCTTGGTCTGACGGTGCGCCTACATGGAGGGCCGTGTTCATGCCCTGAACGATTAATCTCTTTCGTGCAATGGAATACAATTCTTTAGCCCATGACATTCGCTGTCCGGGGGCGAACATAGAATATGGGGGGTCGCAATAAACAGTATCAAACGATTGTTTTTCAAAAGGTGGTTCTGTGAGGTCGCATACAATATCTGGCGAAACGCTTTTATCAACATCTGCACGTACATCACCTATTTCAGACAAACCACACGGTAGGTTCAATACATTGCCGGTTAGTTTGGAACGGACTAATTCTTTAATGTCGGGGTGATCTATCCATTCACTCTCAAAGGTTTCATAACCCAAATCTGCCATACCCGTGTATTATCGCACTCCTACTTAGTGGTTCGGGCTACTCTTCAACCGTCAACGAAGCCTCTTCAACACCGGGTTTCAATTGAATTGCACCGTCGTCAGTTACGATAAAGTCGTCATGCTGCCTTGCTTTCTCTCGAAACTGGGGTGTGAAATCAGTCATTCGTGCCATACCAGTAGTGTCGCCTGTAGTCACTTATCCTTTTCCACACCGTTCATCTTCTTGCCGATCATGGTCTTACCCAGATTTGCAAAGTATGCCGCCGGTAACAGTAGAATGCACGTAAACGCCCATAACGGAAGCGTCACGTCTTGGGTGAGCCATGCAACGTGTTGTATCATTTTTCAAAGGTAGTCTGGGTGTCCGTCTGTGTCTCTTTCAACGCTTCGACAAAGGCCGCTACGTCAATGCCACTCGTAATCGTTGCTGCCGTCACACCTATCGAACCGGATACGTCACCTGTAAGGACTAAGCCGAGCATGAATAGTGAAAGTATGAATCGCCCGCCGAGTCGAAAGGTGTCCGTATCCATGATGCTATTTCCGTGTAATATGTGACTCCAAACCGCGACTTGCCGATGGAAGTAACAGTAGAATGGTTGTTTGTAGTGCATTGTTCTGAAAACAGAGGGTCGCAATGCGAGGCTCTTGGCCGTATCCCCCTGTGGGTCGGACGTGCCGGTGGAAGTCACGTAACCAAGCGAACGTTCTAGGGTGGTAGTCGAACGGTGAACCACGTCCGGGGCGATACAGTGGGATATTGGCGTGGGGGTACTTAGTCTTAACTGCCGTCTTGCATCGCTTCGTAGGCCATTCGCCAACAGTTCAGTTCGTCGTCAATGGCTTCAGCGTATGCTTTGAGGTTCATAGGTGCTGATCCATTTCGTCACTGTGTTCGTCGCACGGTATCAATGGCTCACAATCAGGACACACCTTCATGTCGTCGCCTATCGCTTCTAACTCTTCGCGGTTCCTGTAGACGTTAATCAACTGTGGGATGAGATTCAACACCAACCGGAAAAATACGTATCCCGTCTTGAGTTTGCTGGCAACGCTCATTGATGTAATCCAACTCCTAACGCATACTCAATGTCACGACTCTCCTTGTACGTCTCAAAGAAGAGCTGATAATCAAGTCGTTGGTCTAACTGTCCCTGCTCGTAAAACTGCCACAAGGCTTGCACGTAATTCGTCAGAGCCTCTTTCAACTCAATGTCTCGTAAGTCCTTGTCAACGACGGTGTGATCCGTCTGTCCACACGTACAGCCTGTTCCGGTGCGAACGATAGGGTTGACACGTTTGCCGCCGTCAAAGTCTTTCTCGACTATCTCAGCGTCTTCTGTCCGGTACTGAAAGCCAACGACGTTATCCGCGCTGGTGCGTCGGCTTGTAAGGTTCGTAATGTCAACGACGAGTTCGCCGTCAACGCTAATGATCTCACCGCCGTTATCAAGGATATGCTCACGCCATGATCGGCGTTGCTCTTCCCATCCGTCCGGCGGCTCTTCGATAACCTTGAGCGTCTTCCCACACGTCGCACAGTGCGTGTGCGTGTTCCGTAAGAGGTTCAGTGCTTTCTCGCCGCGTAATGAGTAAAAACACTCATGCGAGCAATACTGTCCATCAAACCCGGATTCGTATTCATCGCCGCAGTGGTGGCACGTTGGCATTGAATCACAAAGTCGTGACTGCGTGACAGCGGACACACCGGTAGTATGCCCACCGTAGTTGTGCGTCTTGTCCTATAATATACGTCGGGGGACTAATATCTGTCGGTTGGGCTAGTCAATCGGATTGTGTTCAACACTAGCGTTCCACCCAATAGTAATTGCTTTAAGTAATTTCTTCAATTCATCAGTTGTGGGTTCATCTTCGCGGGGATATATACGGATCATATTGTCACGGAATACAAGCACCCGAATACGTTTGTAGTTTTCTGTAGAACAAACTTCCCCCTCATAGTGTACCCCATTTTCATCTTGGCGGTGTTTATCCAACGGCGAAAAGTCACGTTCATCAAGTGCTGCGTGGAACCGCTCAATATCCTTACTTGGCGTGTCCGTGAATTGCAATTGACACGGGATAGCAACACATTGGTTATTGCCAAACTGACCTTCAACAGTCTCATATGCCATTTCATCAATGGCTGATTCTGCTGTTGTTGTGTCACTCATTCCCCGTCACCTGCCTGTGTGTCGTCGTAGTCGGCCTTGACGCTGGCTAACGCGGCTTCAATCTCGGCCACCAGTGCATCGGGCGCGTCACTGTCAATCTGTAACATGAACGTATAGCCGTCAATCTCACCTCTTGAGTTTTTGAAGCGTGGTTCTATGCCACCGTCACCCGTCACCTCGTCCCGCACGTCGTCAAAACTGCGTGTGTCGTTGGGGTCGGTCATTGAATCGCACCCGCTTTTTCATCTCGCATCTTTTTAAATTCCTCACGTTCCATATCCATGCCTATGTGGGCGTGGTTCGGGCAATACCAACCGTCTTCATTTTTGGCCCACATATCGGTATGGTCGCCACTGAACCGTCTGAACGCTATTTCTTGCCCGAATAGTTCCATGACAGTGATTGCATTACTTGCGGAACACGCTGTGCAATGTGCGTAGTCGTGGCGTAGTTGGTCACTCATCGGCCTGTGCCTCCTTGGGAAGTGTGTAGCCCATCTGTTTTAGCATGACTCTGACGTGTTCATCCATGTCTTCAAATCGGCTGTTCTCAGAGTCTAAGCCATCGGCAAACTGTCGCAACACTTCTGCACGCTCACTTGTTTCTAAATTGCTATGCGCCCATATAATCCGCTCTATGGCACTCCGAAAGTTGTCTTTTGGCGTGCTCATTATTCTAGGCCTTCCACGTCGGTGTCAACCCACTCGGCGTCTTTTGTGTAAATACGCCCATTATGCGGATCAAAGTCTATCGGGCTATACCCGTTGTCACGGCCCCACTGGTACAAGTCGCCAAGCACTTCTTTTTCGGCGTCACTTGGTTCTGATAGTTCTTCCGGCTCTGGGTTTGGCATTTCAGCCCATGCCACGGCGACGTTACTGTTTGCGAACTCTTTGCCAAGCGTGACTCTGCCTCTGTCATCGGTGTCGAGATAGTCGGCGTGTTCGTAGTTCATGCCTACAATGGGTAACACCCACCGGGGAACTAAAAACTTGTGACTATACTTGCGTGCCGGGGCGTGGCTCCCTGTCCACCACTTCGCCGTTCATGATAAACACGGCTGTCCCACAGTCGGGATGCGGGCAGGCTTGGTGGCGTTTCGACTCATCGACAAAGGAACCACATTTAGGGCACGTGGCCTGTTCCGTGGCGTTCCATCCCGGATAGTTCCTGTTCATACTACCTCAACAAACACGGTGTAGTCACTCCAATCTTTCTGTTCTAACTTCTTGCGGGCAAAGGCATCCGTGGATGTGACCGTGAGTTTTGGGTTCCCGTTCGTGCCCGTGACTTCGACGTGTTCGACGTAGTGGTGCGACTCTAAGCGTGCCTTTTGGACTTCAATTTCCATGCTCATAGTTCCACCACGTTATCTATGTTAACGGCGTTCTCAACGCGCTTACAGTCATTGTGGTTTTCAAGCGGCTCGTCAAACAGTTCTTCAAATATATCTTCGGTGTGTTTCTCTGACGACGTGGTAAACATCCGGTGGCCGTTATCCCAGTAAACAATCTCGACGTAATCCTCGTGGCTATCAGGACGGTCTATCCAACCGTAAACGGTAATGTAGTCAAGTTCTTCCGACCAACTGCCGGCGGTGAATCTGTCCCACGTTACAAAGTCTAACGCTTCTAAGTGGTGTTCAATCTCCTGAACCAACATCTCGCCGTTCACTTTTTCACTCATAGTAGTTGCTCCAATTTCGGTTCAGACGCACCTTCCAAGAGTGTACTATCGTATCGTGGTGAATAGTGGATCATAAGCCGTCCGATGGCTCCGCTCCAGTCCTCGGTTCCCACCGGGTGCAGGTCACTCCGAAGCTCAAGGTGGCTAAACACGTCCGTTGTGCCGTCGTCACGTTGGAACAGGTGAACGTGGTATTGTAGCCGTTCGTGTTCGTAGTCGCTCAGGTCGGTGTCACGCACAAGTTCATCCGTGCGCGCTTTTTCGGCAGCTGAACGTGGCACCTTCCGTCGTGTAGCATCATGCAATTTGCCCGTTTCTGGGTGTCGCTTCGCTGCCGAGAGTCGCACGCCAAATATGGTGGGCAATAAACCATATCCAACTTTATGCAACTTGACTTGCGCTCGGTCTAACGGCAGATCAAACGTGCGGATTAGTTCCTCGGCGTCAAGTGCATACGCGCTATACCACCCGCTCGGCGTGTACTTGTCAACCAGTGCTTTCAGTCGGGTTTGTAGTGATGGTGTCATTCGCTTTCCTCCGAGTTGAAGCTTTCACTGAGGGATTCAAGCGCGTTCCTCATCATAGTTTTGTAAGCGTCCATGACTGGTTTCAAGGCGTCACCGATCCCACTAATCACCTCACCTACACAGTCAATGCATAGGATAGGGCCGCTTTGGTGCTCTTCCTCATATTTTTCTTGTAACCACTCGGGCAATTCGTCACCACATCGACTACAGTATGTGTATGGTTTTTTCATCGGTTGCGGTCTAAGGGTTCATAGCCGTTTACCTCAAGCCGGCGTTCAAGCCGCTCACGTCGCTTCTCTTTGTGTTCTTCTAGTGCCGTGGCCTGTTGCATTGCTTGCCGCCGGCACCGCTCTTGAGTGAGCCACTGGTTCTTTTCGTCGCTTGTCATGCCCGCCCAGTCGGGCGGTAGGTCGTAGTCGTGTCTCATGGTTCGTAATTCCTCGTATCAATCGGGAACACACCTGTCACACCGTCATCGCTCACGCCGTGGCAGGTCGCTATATCGGGTTCGTGCGGTGCGCCTACCATGCCGAGTTTTCGCGGGTAGTCGCCGGACGGTTTCGGCGTTCCAGTGACGAATATTGGCGGGCCGTTCCACGGGATTCTGCCGCTGACGTGGTGGTGGCCCATCCAAACAATATCGACCATTGAACCGAAGTTGAGTGAGTCCAGCACGGTACTGAACCACTCCTTGAGACGTGCGCCGGTTTCGGCTTGCGGCTTCCGGTCTTGTCCGTGCCGTAGCTGGCCGTGTATCTCCCCACCGCGTAGCGTGAACACGTACGGTCTGCCGGCCTTGCCGATCTCAAAACCAACGTTTTCAAGTTGGCCCATTTCTTGTAAGGCACCCACAGTGTTGCGTAGGCTCTTATAGAGAATCAGGTCGGCATTGGCTTGTTTGGAACTCCCCGACGCCCGAATATCGCCGTGATTCCCCGGCGTGCATACGATATTGACGGCATCGAACCGCTCAGAAAACGCCTTTATCTGCCGTAGGAGAGGGTCGTGCAGGATGTCAACCTGTTCGTCAAGCCATGCGTCAAGGTCTTCAAACTGCCCTTCATATATCGCCTCATTGGTGACAAAATCACCACCCCACAACAGTTGTGCCGTATCGTAAGTGCTGTTGTGCTTTTCGGCAAGGTACACACTTTGGTCGGTGATGTAATCAATTATCCCCGGCAGGTGTTCGGTTCGATGGACAACCTGATTGTCGTAGCCACGCACTTTATCGCCCGCGTGAAGGTCGGTCATGTGAGTGACCCAATCCTCGTTGCCTGCCGTGGCCTCAACATCGACTGTAGGCGTGTCAATGGCGTCGGAACGGCGTTCAACTGCATTGTGCCGTGTTTCCCACCATCGGTTGGCCTTCCGCGTTCTGGTGCCTTTGTGTTCGCTTGAGCGTAGCGGTTGGTCGCCCTCAATGGCAACGTGTTCTGCCGTCTCATCGATATAGACGTTCCAACCCTGCCGCTTGAGGTCACGGATATGCTCGGTGATAACCGGGCGGCGTTCGCCGAGTTCGTCAACAAGTTCATCAACCGTGGCACCCGTCTGTAGCTCCGTCGCAATCACGCGCTGGCGATCCGAAAGGTTGCTTTCGTCCGGCTCACCCTCGGGTTCAACGTCGGACAAGCCAAGGTCATCGGGTGAATCACTGCTATCTTCGCTTTCACCGCCTAAGTGGGTCGGTTCTGCCGTGACATACCACTCATCACCGTCTTTATCAAACTGATAGCCCTTGCTCGTAAGGCGGCTTCGACACCCACGCACGCCACCCTCGGCGATAGCCCACTGTTCGGCCAGTTCTGCATCGGTTGCGGGTAGTGCCTCAAGGTATGCCGCCTCTCTGTCTGTGGGCATGGGTATCAATTAGCCTCCTGCTCCGTAGGTTTTTCGGTCGGTTGGCACTCGGTGCAACGCCCTTGGTTGTCAACGGGTCGGATAAGCCCGCATTCTTCGCACGGCCATATTTGCGTGGTGGTCATGGTTGCCATAACCCGTCTCGCGCTGAAGCCGCATGATATGGTTCCATCCCGTTCCCATCTTTGTATGGGCAATATTTTTCGTGCATTTTGACATCACTATCCGTAAGCGTCCTATAACTTAACCCACACTCTTCACACTCTTTGGGTTGTTCACTAGTCATACATCCGACCTCCGTTTTCTTCAACTCGTGTTTTTAATGCATCATATCTCGCTCCAGTCAAATCTTCACCGCAGTATGGGCATCGTCCGTCATCAGTTCGTCCGAGAACGTATGCATTCTCACTCTCACAGTAAATCGCTTTGTTTCCATGTTTTATCTCCCCGCTGTCTGTAGCACTATCATTCATCGCTCAACACTCCATGCATTCTCGGCTTCAATCCATGCCGTCGTCGTGTTGTGTTCCGCAAGCGATAGCCGGTCGCCCTCACTGCGAAACGTCAACCGGGGTGCATGACCGGCAGGCGCGGGGTAATCCCGCTCGTTGTTGGCATCAGCGTATTCTATCGGCGTGTTTCGGTCGAACTGTTCTGCGGCTTCGGCGAACGTTCTGATAGGGTTGTTGTCGGTCATTATCTTGGATCGGCTGGTAGCGGCGTCTCGCACTCCTTGCACCTCACCCACACGTTTTGCATACTTGCAGCTTGCTGCGTGGGGAGTCGTCGCACCACAACACGGTCGCACCCATCGCACTCGGCTTTGTAGGGCTTGCGTAGGGTCATAGCGTGGCTTGTGAGTCGTCGGCTTCCGCTCTTGCCTCACGGTACGCCTTTCGCGTGTGCTTGCACCCACGACACTCTGACGGTTGTTGCTCATCTAAGTCTGCCGAGTTGCTACGCCATGACCAACACGTACAGACGGCGAGTGTGATACCGTTAGCGGCCACGTCAAGGTCACTGTGGCTCATCGGCAGGTCGTAGGTGTCAATCTTCGCTACGAGGTACTTCTTATCCGGCTCACTGTCGCTTGCCACCACGTCAACGCTGTGTATGTCTTCGATGATATGGCCCTGTGAGCGAAGGTAGCCCGCATATCCCGGTTCCAGTACGAGCTTGCCGTCATTCATCATTTCACGGGTGAGGTTGTCCTCTTCGGCTATCATAGGCTGTTCTCCACCAACAACATCAGTTCTTTGGGGTTTTCCAATATACTGGGAATCAGACATTTTCGGGCCATTGAAATCATACAGCTGAAAGGCGTTGAAACCACCTATGTCATTCACAAGTCTGGCACACATTTTTGAAACAGTTATCAAACCAATACACTCATCTTCACACACCGACACTAACTCGTTTGTTAATTCAGACGGTGGAGCGAGAATGTAAGGTTCATCATCTAAATGTCGGCTATACCATATCACTTGCCCTATTGCACTTTTCAAATCACCGTTGCTTCCTTTTGCCTCAATGACCACATCATAATCTGGCAATCGGATGTCGGCACGGCCTGAACCCACCACCACCTCACGTTCTATATGAGTTGCAAAGGGGTATAAATCAATTGCATTGATGAACTTTCTAATTGTTTTTTCTTCGCTAATTTCTGGCGTTGTATTGGTACTCTCGTTCATAATCCATCACCGATTTCTTCCGGATCGAATGTTTCTTTCTTTTCTGAACCTAAACCGTGGAGTAACCCGTTTAGGTAGTGAATGACCTTTTCTTCAAACCATTCACCATTCATTTTGTAACTTTGGCAAAGTTTTTGCAATCCTTGTTCCCATTCTAATGCTGTATGTCCTTCCGGCGGTGTTGTTGTTAGTATAACTTCTATTTCCATGGGATTCCCCGTTTGCAATTCCTTCACTCTTTGCTCAGGCTCTTTTGAAACGCCTATCTTCACCGCACCGCTGCTTTTTGTCCGCGCAAAGTACACTTCACGTTCGCTCATGATCCACCTCCGGGCGTAGTGGGATACCTTCCCAGCGATTATGACATTCCGTGCATAGTGTGATAAGATTCTCAAGCCTATGCGCCTTTTCTTCATTCAAACTCCCATCATTTTGTAAGTAATTCTTGGCTTTGGTGATATGATGGACGCTTAGACCCCTATCATGATCTACCTTTTCTTGAGCGTTTGATTTTCCACAAACGACGCACTGATGGCCGTCTTTTTCCAACCGTTCTTGCCGTTTTTGCGGCCAGCTACCACCGTATGAAACTCTGTCAGTCTCATCAAACCATCTTGGGTGATTTTCACCACGTCTGGCTTCGGATTGCCACTCCCCACGACAGTCATTGCTGCAAAAGTGGTTTTCATTGCGTTCCAATTTCATTGTACTTTTTTGGTGACTTTGGCCGCACCAATCACATTCAACAGTATTTTCAGGTTTAAAGGCAGGGTTATTTTCTCCTTGGTTGTGTTCACTTATCCATTTGCCGTGACAACCCATACTGCAAAATGAGTTTTCTGTGTCTTCGTAATTGCACTGTTTTTTGGTTGTTTCTTCACCACACCAATCACAAGATACGGTCACCTGTTTACCTTCCCAATGAACCGAGTTTTCGCCAGATAATTCTTCGGATTGGTAGTTATTAAAACACTTACGGCTACAAAACTCATGGTCGTTGCGTTTTTTCTTTTGTCTCTTTTCGGCTGTTTTTCCGCAATAGTGGCATTCTATTTCAACGCCAGAAATGCTTTCGTCATGTGCAGCTACATGATGCACTTTCATTCCGTTCACGTTTTTGAATTCATCACTGCACGTGGGACATTCACTCATGAATTCCAAACTCCTCGATAATGGCTTCATGCCACGTTCTATCGCCTTTGATTTCACTCAACGCCTCGTGTTCGTCGTCGGTGAAGGTTTCGTTTATGCGCTTCACACACGCACTTAGATAGTTGCTTACTTAGTCTTTACGGGTCGCGGTCGTCAAGCACGTTCGCTTCATGCAACTCTCGTTGCAACCGCTTGATAACCGTCGTCAACGTCACCACCTGATTCTCAAGTTGCCCGACTTGTTGCTCAAGCCCGTCTATTTCGTCTTGGTGGTACAAGTCCTCTTGCACGAACTCATCCCACGTTTTGCCCGATTCTTCTTTTTTGGCTCTGTAATGCTCTTTCCAGTCGGTCATAGTTCCATCAACGCCTGATTTATCTCGCCGAGGGTTTGTTTATCTACCGGTACTTGCGACCCAACCGCTTTAGCCGCACGGCGCAAGCGTGATTCGTCGTCAGTCACGCAATATCGCCCGTAGCCGTCCGTTATCAGGTCGCCATGCGTGACGGCCAACCGGAGCTTTTCGGCCACTGTCGACGCCTCAAGCCCGGCGTAGCCCGCTATCTGTGTCACGGCTGTCTGGTCGCACATCGGCGGTTGCTTGGGGGTGGTGTTGTGGTAGACAATCCGCACCACGCGCTTGTAGGCGTCACGTTGTGCTTGTTGTTCATCGCTAATGCTCATTGAGTTCTTGCCACCGTTCGCTTACAAGTTCTTTAGCCTGTTCATCGGCGTCAATTTCGTTCAGTTTCATTAACCACAGCCGCGCATTAGTCGCCGTCTCAATGCGTTGCACGCTCTGTTCAAAGTCGGGGCTGTGACGGTATGCATTCCAGCACGCACCTTTTGGATGCTTGTGGCGTGGCCGATATTCATCCACCGTCATTCTACCCACCCCATAATATCCGACTGCGGTGTTTCGCGTTCAGTTGGTAAGCGTGGATCAAACTCAACAAGATACTCGCTGGGGAAATCTTCAATCGGAACTAATCGACAGCCAGTTTCATATTTACCGTACATACCTTTGTTGGGTATTCTAACAAAACGGTAGTCTTCGGCGTTTTTATCAAACCAGTCTCTCAAACCGTCTGTGAGAGTCATAAGATACCCCGTTTTGTATAAATTGGTTTTTGCTTTGTTGGGGAATATCCAAACAACGAGGTCACTATCCGCTTCATAGAACCAACCCGGCTCCATGCTATCCATGACAGATAGCACTTCAATCGGTAGATTTGGGCTTTTTGTGTGTTCAAACCGCTGTGTTTTAATATCTATTTTCGTGTCCTCTTGCTGGAACAAAACATCAATGCCAGCACGCTGTAGTTCTGGGTTTTCATCATAAGATATGTTTGAAACGCTAATTGATGTGAACAATTCTTGCAAATGTTCTTTTGCTGTTGCTTCCCAATCAGTTCCGAAACTCAACTTTTCGCCAAAATCGTAGGGTTCGGTGCTCATTGTTGCACCTCCATGATAAGGCCGTGATTTGATAGTTCTCCCCGAATATCGGCGTCAGCTTCGCCGAATACCATGATATGTGACGCAAACGGTGCGCTGTTATCGCCGTCGCCGAACTGTAGGCGATGGTCAATAGCACAAATCAACGTGCTTTGTTGAGCCCCAGCTTGCCACCACTGCGTCGAAGAATCGCCCTTACACAGATACACAACTGTTTCAGCATTGCCACGTTCAACCTCGGCAGCGGCTTTCTCCGTCCATGCAGCCATGTCACTATACGGTGGGTTCACCCACACACCACCGAACCACGCTTGCGATAGCCCGTCGTCAGATTCGGTAAATGTTTCCTCCGCGAACGGCGACTGTTCGGCCCCACTACACGGATCGAGGTCGAAGCCGCCGATAGCGTCATTCAACGGTTCGACTAATTCGCGTGGCGACGACCATTCATCTGTCTCTTGTTTCGTAGCCGCGTCAACGACAGTGTGCTCGTCGTCGGTGTCGGTGTCGGCTTCGGCGTCTTTGACTGTGTTGTATGCACTATTGAACGACTCGTCGCCCGACTGTAAGCCGTCCCATGCCTCTTGTGCCGCTTCTTGGACCTCGTCGGGTTCGTCGTCGCATTCGGCTTTGTCTTTGACTTTCTTCCCCTTTTCGAGTGTCCGACCCGATACATCGGCGTCTATTTTTTCGGCAGCTTTGTCTCGGGCTTTGCCCTCATCGCCCGATGTGGAAACATTTCCACGTCGGGGTTGTTCGTCGCCTTCTTTCAGGTTTGATTCTTTGCGTTCTTTCGCCCGCTCTTTTTCAATCGCTAACATCTCCTCGAACTCGTTGACTATCTGCCCCGGCGTCTTTTCCCGTTGACGGTTAAACTCAATCAACGCTTCCCGTTCGGCGAGGTCGGTGTCAAACTCGCTGATTCGCACCGGCACAGACTCAATCCCAACTTCAGTTGCGGCTTTTAGGCGGCGGTGGCCCGATACCACCTGTTTGTCGCTGGTAATAACGAGCGGTTCAAGCACACCCTTTTCGCGGATAGATTCGATGAACGACTCGCCGAGGTCGTCGGTGTCGCCGTACAGTTCGCGGTTCTTTGGGTGGGGTTGTAGTTCCGATACACTGGCTTCCGATACATCGCCAGCTTCCCAACCGAGACGGCCTTGAATCACGTCGGCGGTGTCACTCATAGTTGATCCTCCGTAATCTTCACGATCCGGTCGCCGTTCTTTTCATAGCTGTATATCTCACCGTGTTTCCGAAGCCGCTCAAACGCTTCACACGCGGCTTTGTAGTCCTTACACTGTTCCCGTAGCGTAGCCTTCACGTCACGCTCACAAGCCGGTGTGTCGGCTGTGCGGGCGTCTCTAATTGCACGCTTGATTACGCTGGCGTGGCTCACGATCATAGGCCGTAATGCTCCTTAAGCAATTTATCAACGGTGCCACTCTGGTTGCTTTCCTGTTCAAGTCGCTCAATCACGTCTCGGCTAAGAGACAGTGTTTTGTTGGCCTTATCAGCCATGTGAGTAAGTAAGTACGCACGAATACTTAATGTTTGTGTAGGCGGAACGGTAGTGTTCCACTCTGGTATGTGTCCCCCACGAATAGAGCTACAGAAAGCGCGACCGATGTTTTTCCTTAACAATCCTTTTCATAGTGTATGTTATGTTATATGTATGAATATGTTTTAGATGTCTCTCACGGAAAGGGCTTGCAATAAGCTGTATGTTAGCAGGGGTAATAAAGCTAACGGAAAAGTTGTGGCTGTTTAGGCTGTGCTATCGTACCACGTTGTAAGTGCGTGGTGGATGAGCACCTTTGCTTCAACTGAAGCGAACTCTATGAACGTATAATTAGCGTCTATACGTTGCACGAGGCTCTTTTCTTCGAGCTTTTGCAGGTGTTTTCGTTTGGTTCTGTCGCATACATCAATCTTAGCGTCTAACTCCGTGTAAGAAATGCGCCCGTCATTCTGGACTAACGCCCACACTAAACGCCGTTGCGTGTTGTGGTTTACGGCTTCCATAGCTGCATGATAGACAGCGGGGTTTCCGCGTTGGATTGTGAGCAGGTCTTGTTTGGTGCCTTCACCATGTACTAGAGTGGAACGGTAGTGTTCCGCCCCCTCCGTCACGGTGTTGTCGCCCTGCATTAGTCACCACCTGCAGCTCGAAGCGCGTCAATGTGTCGTGTGTCGTGACTATCAGGGTGCGTAGGGCCGTCGCATTGAGAACAAAGTTCTAATCCCATTTGTTCAGCCCGTTCTTTGGTAATGCGATCCGGGTTTTTAGCACACGCTAATGCAGCGCATTCTCTCGTATGATAGCACTGTAGCGACGTATTGCCGTTGTGTGCGATTGTGACGTATTGCATAGCTGTATCTCACAGCCACGCCTAACCGGGGTTTCATCTACCACCGGAACCAAAAACAAGTGAGCCACCACTGTTTTCGGTGCGTTAGACTGTGTGCGTGAGTCTTATGTATGTACTTACTTAACACTTTCTTCGGTTGGGTGGTGAACCACAGCGTTTCTGCTACTCACGGCCTTAATGTTATATGCAGCCCTGAATCAAAGTAAGAAATGGACACGCGCCGCTAAGTAAACTTTGGCAAACTTAGTGAAAACGGGTAGCGGTGGAAAAGGAGTGAAGCGAAAGGTATGGTTAGGTGGTATCGCTCACCGTGTTACCACGGCGTGTAGTCCGTGCGTTGCTATGCAGTTATACTTTATTGAAAGCGTTGCCCTCGGTAAACGTCCCGTCGTGAGCTACCAAAACACGGACAGGGGCAACGGGATGTGAGAAAAGAAGTTAGTCGGCCTTATGGCTTCCGTTCCCGCTTGGCATAAACCACGGGGCTTCCCGCACGTCACGGGGCACGTTCCAGTCGGCTTTGTGGACGTGTTTGCTCACCCAACTCCGCACTGTTGTCCACTTCCACGGGAGCCAGTCATATAGTGTTTTTAATTCAATATCTTGCCATTCGCGGATGCAACACAGTGTTCGTGCAATCCGTTGTTGTGCTTCGTGTCGATCCGCACTGATTGATATATCACGCCGGAGCAACCAATTCCGCGCCGTGCTTGCATACTCAAGGCCCCAGTGCTTTGCCAACCATTCTCCCGTGATTGCTGGGTTGATTTTGTGCCGCTCATAGAACGCTAACCGTTCTTCGGGATCGGTAATAGGATTAATGCGCTCATCATAATGCAAATAATTCGGATTCTTGTAGCGCATTCCTTTCGACGTTTCATGCATTTTCGTCACGCCAAACAAAACGTGAATACCACTCACGTACTTGGGTGGGACACTACCGCCGTGTATGTCTTTGAGCATATACGTTTCGGCAAGCTCATTGAGTTGGTCAAGCCCTTCGGATATCTCTTGAAGCAAAGTAATTGGATCATGGAGTCGTCCCGGCATGGGCAACAACCCACTGTGCAACTTGTGGTAGTCGCAATAGTTACTCACCGGCACTGAGTGGTCGCCGGTTCCTGTCGTTCGGAGTTGGTCTACAGGCGTTTCTGGGTAGTCCGGGTATTCGAAGTGTGATTGTTTTTGATATGTACTCATCGTTGATGCACGTAAAACTCAGGATGTTCTCGGGCAAACCTGAGTGCAAGCCCTGATTCGCGTTCAAACGCCCGTTCAGCCGTTGGGAAGAACTTAATGTTGAGCACGCCGACCGGCTCACACACTTCCAACAACGCGGCTTTACGCACGTCTGCGTCACGGTGGTCTTCTAAGCGGGCCAGTACGTCGTTGGATGCTCCGACATACGCCACGCGTTGTGCATTGACAAGCTCGTTCCAGTAGTTGGGTCGGTGGTCAAAGTGCCGATCCCACTGTGCGGCCATATCGTTAGGTTTGATGCACTTGAGGGCGTACACGCCGGGCTGCCGAAGGTCGCTAATGTCGTCCACAAACGGTTCAGCATCGGCAGGTAGTGTCAACGTCATACCGTCACACTGTATTCACTTGAGCGGCCCTTATAGAGCACTGTATCACAACGGTCACACTTCGCCCGGTGTACTTGCCCGTCTTCGAGCCACCGCGCTTGCAAGTCGGTCCGGCCTTGTTGTGGACAGTCGTGGGTGAGAGTTTGCTTAGGCATGGTTTATTATCTGCCCGTGCCGCTCAATGCTGATTTTGGGATTCCACGGTCAAAGTTCATCTCGTCTAACACGGCTTCTAAGGCTTCACGTTTTTCGTCCGTGTATGGTTGCTCGTCGTCACTCATCGTTCATACCTCGTACATTCCCCACAGAACCACAGTTCAACGTCACCTTCAACACCCGGAGCCGACTCTTTGCTAGCTGGCGTCCCTCGTTGTGGTTCGCCACATTCCTCACAGTGCCACCCCGGTTCAAGGCATGGCTCTTTCATTCGCCACCACCTCGGTAGCGTGCAACCTCAGCCGCGTGGCTGGGGAGTATCATGCCGGTGCGTTCGTAGTGGGCGATTGCTTTAGTTCTCATAGTTCACCGCCGTAGCTTACCATTTGACTGTGGGCGTTGCTCTTACGTGCGCTTCCTTGGAGTTTGATAATCCCTTTCGGGATTCTTGCCCTTACACCGACAATCTCACCGTTCTTGAGCCGATGGTCTATAACCTCCGACTCCGATACCGATAGCACCCACTTAATCATGGTTGCAACGTCGCTGTAAATCACTACACCGTCTTTATCGTTCGGGATGGTAAGCGTTGTCTCTTTCTCTTGTGCGTTCAGGTCGTCATCGGTGCCAATGTCGTATTCGCGTAGGTCGTCTTTGCTTTTACTCATAGCACGTCACTACCCCGTTCTTGCCATTCGTAGGAGTGGCCGATAGCCTCTCGAATCGCCGAATCAAGCGACGTATGGCCGTATTTCTCTTTGTACTTCTTCAGTCGTTCGTGTGTTTCGTCGCTCACACGGACACGGTTATCTGCCATGCACGCTATTGTAGGTTAGCCCCTCTTGTTAACCTTACGGTGTAACTCTTAGTCCCAATCTATAAGTACCCCCGGTGCATTGGTAGGGATGTAATGAAGTACGCAACCAAATTCGAGAAAGGCGACGTAGTAAAGGCTGGTAACGTGTTCGCTGGCACTGTCGTTAAGGTGCTTGGCGACCGCGTGATAGTTGAGAATCGAGACGGCGACCGTGAACAGTTTGGCCACGGTGACATAAAACACACCTGCTAATCCATGCCCCAAGCAACCCTCACCGACACCGACTGCAATCACACTGCCGCAAAGTGTGTTGAATCAACCGAGCCAAAAGACAAAGGCCGCTTTACGGAACACTACGAGTGCCCGTGTGGTGCAACCGGCACGATCCGTGGCCGCGAAGAAGAACCAGCCCACCAATGGACGCGAACGGGCGAAGTGTTTAACTAATGCGACAGAAATACATCCATTGTGACCACCACTACGCCCGTGATGACATCAACTGCAAAGTGTGTGTCCACTGTGGGAAACGAACCGAATTATGAGCAAAAGTATTGACTGTCCGGCTGGTTGTGGTGAAGAGTTGAATGAAACAATTACAGAGGTGTACGCACACTTAGTGCTTGAATGCCCCGATGCAGATAAAACCGATGATAAATACGTGTGGGCATATGAAAATGCTAACTGAGGAACCAGACGACTACGATAAACTTGAATGGGCGTGTGAGCCCTACCGTGGCTTCACGACTCAGTAAGCGTCAAACTGCCACTACCATCCATCGACACGGTAGTTTCACCGGCTGTCTTTTCGACCGTGATTTCATTGCTGTCTTTTGCCTCGTAGCTCTTGATTGTGCGACCGTCATACCGCACGTCAAGCGTCACTCGTATATCCAACCCCACAGTCTTGGTTTCGCCGATGTTATTAGGCGACAAGTCTGGGGCCGTCACATCGCTCTGTAAGAGGTTGCCACCGAGTTCGTAGCTACCGGCCATGTCTTTCGATAGGTTCGTGTCAACGGTCTTACTCGCAATTTGCGAATACTCCAAGGCTTGTTTCGCTTCAAGTCGGAGTATCAACCGATCCGGCACCACGTCACTTTGTAGTGCATACGACCCACTGACGGTAAGCGTCGCCCCAGCCACGGGATTCTGAACTTCTTTGTTGAAGTCTTGCACCTCAAAGTCGCCGATTTCGACTTGTCCTTGTGCGGGTTCGCTCCCCAACGTTGTCATCCCGGCAACTCCAAGGGCTATACCACTCCCAGCCGCTATGAACGTTCGCCGTTGCATGGCGTATCTACAATACGGCGCGTGGATAAAGAGGGTTGTCTTTCCCTTGAGTAAAAGTGAAACGGTTTAGATGTATCTACTCGGTTGCCCTGAAAGACAACAAAAGACAGCTTAGATACCGTCTGGGACTGTACCGTGTTCGTAGTCAACAGTGCGTTGGCCGTCGTCGCCAACAACGTCCTCAATCTCAATACCGCTCCGAGGAATCCGATCAAGCGAAGATTTGACTGTCACATATGCACCCGCTTGTGAGCCAGTTGGGATGGTAGGACATTTCGGCCACTCAATGTTGTTTGCTTTCGGTTCAGGGCGTTCTGTTCCTTCAACGACCGAAACCGACCCATCCGAATCGACTACCACCGCGTCTTGCCGAATGTAGTCTGTTGGTTCAGATAGTGTCAGTGTCTTGTCCGTAACAGAGTATTCACTTCCAGCAAGTAGGAAGTGTGCCTCAGCAATGTTGCCTTCAAACCCACTGATGTACTCAATTTTCGGTGGCGCACGAAACCCGTTTTTCATTCCGTATGGGTAGTACGTCTCGTCGTGTAGATACGTGTCTTGGTCGTACTCATACCAGACGTGTCGCCCTTCGATTTCTGCCCAATCAGCGTTTGTTACCACCGACTCAAACGACGAGAGAACCGTCGTGGGGTCAACACGGTCAGAGACGTAGTATCGAGCGTAGTTATGTGCTGGTCTATCAAACGTTGCATCGCGTTTGGTGAACGCTGATTGTCGGTCTGATAGGATGAGGTTTGACTCGTCAACGTCGTTGGTGACGTTATCGTTGAGTTCTGTGCTACTGACGTTATCTGCCGTTCGGATTGTTAGTTCGTATGCCATTGTTTTATTTTCTTATGTAAGTTTGTTTAGTTGCTATACCCAAACACCGTGTCACGCAGTCGTGTAAAGGCCAATATCATCAAAATTCATATCTATTGACCCTCCCCCTTGCCATCCTGTTGATACGTTTGTGTAATCATCTATCTGGATTGCTTCAATATCAACACCATTTTTAAGCGGCCTGTTTGAATCCGTGTAAGTATTATTGTTGCTCAAATTCTCAAAATCAACAGAGAACTCACCTTGTGACCAATCAAACACAACAGTCATTCTGTGCCACACCCCAACCTCTCCATTTGACAATCCTTCATCTCCATTACCATCATCAATGTGGTAATTTGGATTGTCAGTTGCAATCCCTAATTCTATGTTGCCATCAGAGTTGACCAATCTGATACCTCCTCCAAATGAATCCGACCGTTCTTTGTAGTAAAATTCAAACTTGTCGGGTTTTAGGCCACCAGAATAACCATTTGGAACAACACGAGCTTGTGGCTGTCCAGATTGTGCATTATCACATAATCCTGAATACGAACCGTTGTAGGGTTCCGTGACAGCCGAGAGGTCATTTACCGTGTCCCAACGCGAAACATCGCCAGTTTCGAAACCATAGACTACACTGTCGGGTATAGCAATCCCACTGCCAAAAAGACCGACTCTCGCGCCACCAACAGGCATTAGGAAAACGCCTCCCCAGCCAGCATAGCTTTAATTGTTGTGCCACCGTCAAACGTGGTTAATGCAATTAGCAAATCCCCGTTTGACGGTACAGTATCCTCAACGTTGCCGTTATTCCATTCCACGCTTGTTGGGTAACTGATTGTGTGCGGGCCTGTTCCGTCAGCGTCGTGTAACCGGAGCAAGAGGTTATTCCCGGCTGGACTTGATGTGATATTCCTAAACGAGATTGTCACGTCGCTATCACACTCCACTTCGTGCATATTCGCCACTGAAAAATCAATATCCGTCGCCCCAGAGGCATCAGTAATAGAGTTGACTGTTTCGTTGTAATCGGTGTTAGATATTGAGTCAGCGGTAATATCAGATGCCAATTCAAGTGCGTTTGATACAATTTGCAACCCACTACCGGCAATATCTGACAACGTGCTACCGCCCGTTAATGTGCCGCTAAGATTATCTGCAGAGACGTCTGAGGTATTAACTCGCTCGGCCTCAACGGTGGCGGGCACACGCAAATCCCGCAGTTGCTCAGATGCAACGCTACTATCGCCACTATTGACAACCACAGCGGCAATAATTGTCGCGGGGTATGTTCCGGGTGTGGGGATGGGCTGGCTGGCGCGTTCAAACCGTGCAAGGTTATTATCTATCTCAAACTCTGCTAACGTCCCAGCTTGCCCTTTCGTCTTTTGTATCTCACCGCTTGAGTCAATATAAATTATATCAAACCGGAACTGTTCGTTGCCGTTTGGATCGGTGTTAACACCTCCAACACCAATATCCGCCGCAGCCGGTAGGCTCACCGTCGAACCGTCAAACAATGCTTCATCGCCGGCTGTGCCGACTGTGAGCGTGTCTGTGGCGTTTAACTCGCCGCTATTGATACTGACGCTATACGCCCCAGCACTAAGCGCGTCTCCGGGGTTAATGATGCTATAGCCTTGCGACTGTAGCACTTCAACGTCAATCAGTGCGTCATGCTGTCCTTCGCCGTCGTTTGGGCCTTCATATACCATGGGTATTAGATTTCGTCCTGTGTTTCGCGTGCTTGTCGCCGCAATTCGTTAATTTGACTTGCAAAGCCTGTGCGTCCGGTAAAGTCAAGCGTCGTTTCAGCCGAGTTGCCTGATTTCGTTACACTCACCTCTTCAAGCGTCACTTCTCGCGTGTCGTCGTCAAGCCAACTAACGGGATAGGCAAAGCCGGGGGTCGGGGCAAACGTTGGGGGGATCGTCTTTGTGCCTCTGAGTTCCCCATTCGACACGGCTTTTTTCAACAGTGCTTGAGCGATAAATTGCGCTTCAATGTCACTACTGATCGTTGGGTCGCGCAATAATCCGGGGCTGATTTCTTCGCCAATGTCGTCAATACTGTCTTGGTCTTTTACTTCCTCAAATGGCCGTGTGCCACCGTTCAAACCACCTTCAAGCGGGATAACGTTATAGAACTGTTCACCTTCGACAGCCGGCGATTCGTCTATCTCATTATCATTGATGACGCTCGAACTGCGTGTTTCCTCACCTCTCGGGAAACTAAACACCGGCATATTCGCCACGCTGCTACTGTCATGGTCTATAGTGAACACATAATTACTGTTGCTATGCAGTTTTTGCAGGTTTTCAAAGTGATTCTTACTCACTTCAAGGCCGACAAACACCACACGGTCATCCAAGTCAACGGTTGTCTCGAATGAGTCTGCTGTTTGACCTAAATAATTAAACCGTGGCGTAGCGTTTTGAGCACCGTTGTCGTAGCCACTCAGTCTAAACTCAGTTACTAACTCCCTTCCAGCGTCGGTGAATGACGCGGTGAAACTATTGCTGTTGTCACCGCGTTGGAAGTTTGTGCCACCGTCGTCAGAAAGTCCTAACCGTTGATCGTTGCTTGTATCATCAAATGTTGTCGTAACTGCCGCTTCGGTGATGTTTCGCGTGGTTGTTGTTGTTGGATTAGTCGTTATCACTGGGTTGGCGTCCGCGGGGTACAACGCAGGCCCGTCCAAGTGGCCATTATCTTCGTCAACGGTATTGTCAAAATTGTATGTAAATTGCGAATCAACAACCGCAAAAACATCAAAATCAACAACACCGTATGATCCCGGTATATTTTGTGCGGGGTTTACCTTAACGGTGTGTTGTCCCTTGGGTAAATTTGATAAACTAACAGACTCCCACTGCAATGATGGATTGGCGTCTGGAGCTAAATTACCTTCAAACGAACCATCAACAGACACTTCAAGTGTTGTGAAATCACCACTGGCGCGTTGTTTTCTGCGTAAATAAAAAGTGGGGTTTTCAATTTCATAATTATTTTCAAACGTGTAGAAAAAGTTTTGAGTAGTTGTGTCACATATTTCAGCCGACCCGTTTGAATAGTCAACATCAGGTGAAGAACCATCACGTTCATCAACAAACCCACTTTGAGCTTGTTTCAACCGCCCGTTGTCAATATAAGCCGGCACATCGCTTGCAATACTAACAACGTTGTTCCACTCTGTCGTCGTATCTGCACTCTGTGTGAGACTATCCGATACAACAATATCCCCGGTTTGTTTCGTGACGGTGACGTTTCCGAATGGTGTGCGACTCCAATAGTCCTCAATAGCATCGCCGGCAAACACATTATCATATACAACCGGGCGGTTGTCGGGGCGGCCTTCTTGTAGTTGCTTGGCAATGCCTTTGCCACGGATTCGCGTGTCGCCGTTGCTCCGCGTGTGAGAGACGTTTGTGAGGTATGCTGCAACCTTCGTGTCGTTGGTTTTGATGTTGACTCTATCTTGCCGTTGGGCGCGTCTCTCAAGCCGTCTGTCACCCTTGAGCGTGGCCGAAAACGTGGCTACGCCTGTGTTTGTCAGCGTGGCATTGAGTGAGATAATAGCGTCGTCGTTTATCGTGAGCGGATCGCTACCGTCACGCTTGAGAAATTCTAGTTCAACCATGATTCAAAAGTCGGACTCAAAGGCATTGCGCACTTGTTCCTCGCTACCGTATTCATCAAACTCGGCTACGACGAATAGTTCAACCGTAATACGAGCAACCGCGCCGAATATCTCGGTGGTGTCGTCAATCGACTCAATGACACCCCACACGCCACGCGCTTCGGTCACGTCGTTGCCGGGCACCACTGCCATAACGATGCCGTCAATCGGTGCCCTATCAAATACGTCAGGATTTTCCGAAAAATACGAGGCCCCTTGCGTGGCTCCGGTGGTGGCGTATCCGGCATATTTCTGGTACTCTTTCAACCTGTTATACGCTGCCGTAGCGTCGTCACTAACTGTTTTCCCAAGCCCGGCATACGTCCCCGACGCCGCCGTGCCTGCATAGGTACCGCTTGCGTTTGTGCCGGCGTAGGTGCTGCTTGCACTACCGCCACCTTCGAGGTCTACTGATAGGCCGTCCTCCTTGAGATAAAACTCAAAGGTGTTGGTGTCGGACAACGTAATATCGGGATAGTCGCTGAGGTCGCCATTGACAACGATATAGTCATTGTCGTTCTGCAAGGTATAGTGAACAGTCACGGTCTTTGCGTCCCTCCAGTGCCTCGGATTGCGGCTAGCTCTTGCTCGGTGATTGCCTCACCGGATTTTTGTTTGATAAACTCTTCAAGCATCCCCGAGTCGCCTTCAAAGCGGTTGACGACGGTGACGTTTTGGCTTTGTCCAACACCAACTGAGCTTTTAGGATTTTGCGGGATTGTTTGCACTGTCTGTTGCGTTGAGTCGTCCGATGTTTCAACCCCTTCAAGAGCGAAACCAACACCACCGAATAAATCAGTCACTTCAAAGTCGGTGAGCGATTGTTTTGTTGCGGCTATAATACCATCGGCAAGAGCACCGCCAATATTACCACCGATAGCGGCTATTTCCTTTTGGAACTCTTCATCATTTGACGCCTTTCGGAGTTGCTTGCCAACGACGTTAATAATATCACCAACGAGTATCCCAAGTTCTGTTGCAAGCCCCGATTCGGCAAAATTCTCACTCAAGTTTGACACTGCTTTTGTGAGAGCACTACCTAAACCACCACTAACGCCTGCAATATCACTTTCCGACGTGTTATTTAATGCTGTTGCAAGCGCACCAAACAAAGCACTTGAGGCTTTATCAATTTGCGTTTGTGCGGCTTCGCTATCCAAGAACGTCACTACATCATTGATAACCCCTTTAATTGGTTCAACCAAGCCACCTTGAATATCGCCTTGGAGTAACTTGTTAACAGTCCCAAGAAAATCACTAAGAGCCGGTACAACGGTTTTGAGGACAGTTACCCCGATACTGTTGAGTGTTGGTGCAATATTAGCGATTGCACGGCCAAAATCCAAGAGCACAGGCGCGATAGCTCGCGTTGTACGTAGGATTGCATCAAAGATACCGCCCGCGTTCCGTTCAAGCCACTGGAACGTATTAATCACGACGGGAAGCGCGTTTCGAGCGAGGTCAAACATCCCTTCCGTGATCTCTGGAATAACGTTAAATGCGGCTTGCCCAAAGTTACGAAGCGACTCACGGAATGTTGTTAGATCGCCCGTAGCCGATAAGACATTCTCGGCTAAGTCTGGGAGTGCGTCAAGTGCATCTTCAATTAGCGGGGTAAACTCTTGACCGAAGCTAACAATAATCGGCGTAAGTTCAGCTCGAAGGTCGGCAAAGGCATCTTTTAACCCACCCGCAACACCGGTTACCTCCTCTAATTCGTCTTTTTGCTCTTTTAAGTTTTCAAGGCTTTTTTCTTGTTCCTCAGTCAATTTGCCTTGCTCATCGCGTAACTGTTCTAACCCCTCAATGCGGGCTTTAACTTGTGCCAAGCGTTCTTCGTTTTGCTTCCCACGCTCTTCTCCAAACGCAATCAAACCACTACCAACGACAAGCCCGAACGCACCGGCCACGGCTCCGGCTGCCGACGCTAAGCCTGTGAGTGTCGCCGCGAGTGGGGCAAGTGTTGTTGACAGTGCGGCAAGCGCGGGGAGTAAAACAGTGCTACTAGCAGCTCCAAGACTTTGAAAGCCAATGGCTGTGCTTGAGGCGGCTGCTCCTGCACCAGCAATTGCCGCACTAGCCGCGCCCACTTTAACAGTGGTTCGCGTCATTTGATCGCCGAGTTGTTCGGTTTGGCTTGCTAAACGGCCCATAGCTTGAGCGGTGGTAAGAGCCTCACCACCTACATTATCTAACTCACTTTCAACGCTTGTGAGTCCGACCATAGCATCGGCCACATCTGCGCCGATATTGATGCTCAATTCATCAAATGTAGCCATTATTGAAACGCCTCTTGTCGGCTTTTGTTTGTGTCATAGTTTTTTCTGGTTATGCTACCGCTTTGGGCACCGCCCTGTCGTTCACGTTGCTCTTGTTTGATATACGCTTCTGCGTGTTCAGCTAACCGTATGTCTTGAAGGTCACGCACTGTGAGTTTGTGCATCTCCCACGGATTGATACCCCATTCTTTGACAACGGTTTTCTTGCTGAGTGCTTGCTGTGCTCTGTCGGGTAGGTCTACCCGTTTCCCTTATCAATCGGCATTTCATCCTTGGCTTCGGCTACCCGTGGCGACTCTTGCCACGCCTCAATCATGCCTTGGATAATTGCGGTAGTAATCGGTAACGGGTCAGAACGCGGGTCAACATCCGGCTTTACTAGATTGTTTTCAATCGCCGTTACAATCCAGTCAACCTCTTCACCATCGCTTTCCCAACTAAAGTCACCGAGTCGTTCGGCTGCCTCTTGTACGTCTTCAATATCAGATTCATCTACGTCATCACCGTCCAATGAATCAATGCGTGCTGATAAAGCGGCGTACTGTTGAATGAGTTTCCAATCTGGGTAACTAATCGGTTCAACGTCTAAGGCGTTTTCTTGCTCGTCAAATTCCCATGTGCCTTCAATGGGCTTTACGCCACGGTCGATAAGGTCTTGCCCGTAGTCACTCATGTGTTAGGCTCCCGTATAGGTGACTGATACCGCGCTTGCGTCACTGTCCGTCTTCCCTTGCCACGTTGTGCTTGGGATGTAATTGGTGTCGCCGGCAGTGCGTGTGTAATCCGGCGCGTCGGTGATTTCGGCGTTGTTCACCGTCACGTCATTGTCGGGGTAACTATACACAAAGTCACCACTCTCGTTGTGGAACTGTTCGGCAATGCGACTAGCCGATTCATACGGCCCGGCAGTGTCGGCTTCAATTTCAACCGTTCGCGTACCAATGTCAATCGGTGAGCGACGGGTTCCGTTCGTCGGTTCGCGTGAGGTTTCAAGTGACACGGTAAGGTCAAGGGCGTGAATACGGTCGGAGAGGCTACTCCCCTGCCAATTGATTTGGTCAACACCGATGAACTGATAATCTGACGGGTCGGTGCCAATAGCAGAACCATGTGAACCGGAGCCGAGTGGTGTGATGCCTCGGTCGGATTCTACACCGTCTGTGTCGCTTCCGGCCAACTGCGTAGCCTCATCAAGCACGTTCGTCCCACTTCCGTTCGTCACCGTAATGTCGCCGTCATGGTCGGATTCAGCAAAGATAACGTCAACGTCACTGTAGGATTCGACCGTGGTGACAGTTGAGTTTGCCGCAACGGTGATAGTCTCACTGGTAGCCGCGCCTTCGTCTTCGATAGTCACGTCAACGTCAGCGTCACCGTCGTTCGTAATATCAAGCGTGGTGCTTGAATCGGGTTGGTGAATCACATAGGAGCGGCCTTTCTGAACCGTCCATGTGAGTTCTTCAATAATCGGATTTGCTTCGGACGGGTCGCCGGGATTCGTTACCTCGGTTGGCTTGGCACCACGGATAACGATGTACTCTCGAAAGCCATTGTCAAAGTTACCGTTGCAATCAGTCTCACGCCGCACTACGATATTGAAGCTCTGTAGGTCACAACTATAATCGTAGGTGAGCGGTCGCCCACCCGGATAGTTCACACTGCCGCCTGAGTCAACAAACCCCTGCTGCTTGTAATAGTTCGTGGAAACCTCGGGTTCCTCCGCGCCACGGAACATATCCTTCACGTCGCCTTGCCCGACCACGCTAATCGCTTCACGCCCAGCGCCGGGCGTAAAGGTAAGTTCATCAAGGTAGTCCGTCAACACTTCCCAGTCCGGGTCTGTGGGAAATTCGCCTTCGGAGGGTTCTTGTGCATATTCGATACGGTGGTCTTGAAGTGCGCTTTCTACAGTTGTCATGGTGTGAATTGAACTTCTATCGGAACAGTACCCGCGTACTGCGCCCACGTCTCGGTTGAACTATCCTGTTCGTCACTGCTACGGTCTATGTCAGCCGGTTCCAACTCGCCAACTGAACTAAAGTCGGTAAAGTCTGACGCGCTGGCCTCTTTGAGTTGGAATTTCACCTCTTGATATAACTCAAATGCAAGTTGGTTATAGGCCGTGTCATTACGGTATGGCCCGTTTTCGACCGCTTGGCATTGGATTGTCGGCGTGTACTGCGCTCGCTGATTATTACCTGAACCGTCGCCTTGGATGCTGGTAATATTGGTATCCCCACCGCCGGGAACGCTTGTACCCGCGTTGTTACTAATGTATATCAGCGGGTAGTAATCGCCGTAGTTATCGTTGTCTGACGTGACTAAGATGAAGTCGCTGGCGGTGGTATCCGATTGTGTGGGGTCATAGCCTTCTATCTCACTCGGGCGGATGTTATTAACAATGTATTCACGTAACTGGTCTTCTATCGGTGCGCTAAGTTTCGGTGGCATTGTCTAATCGGTGGTTTTATTGTCATGGTGGTGGTAGTGGTGGTTGCAATGCAAAGCAGTATTCACGACACCACAGACAACGCATTCTTCGGAGGAATGCTAATCATGCAAGCCTTTGCGGTTATCGCAGCCGTATCAGGGCTTGCCGTTGGAGCATGGTTTGTATGGACAAACGCGCCCGTTGTTGGCGGTGAATTTTGGCCCTATATCCGCGTTGTAGGGTCTATTATCGGTGCCATAATCGGCGCGAAGGTGTTTGCGTTGATTGCGTATCTCGCCTTTTCGCTGATTATGGGCGTGATAGCGTTGGCAACATGATTGAAGTAGAATGCGACAACTGCGGCTACGAGTGGGAGTATGGCGGCTCACTCCCCAACACGACGTGCCCGAGTTGCCAACGCAAAACACCGACCGGCGTAGACGGATAAAGGCTATAATAAACACCACTTAAACCCTACATAAGTGGTTTTGGAGTCGCCAAAAAATTATTTTTCTACCAGCCGGCACATGAGCATCCCGCTGCCTTTCTCGTAGGAGTAGCCATGCAATTCAAACTCATCGGGGCCGTCATCTTCGGGGTCTTGAATAATCACCTCTGTCGGCTGTTGATTGTCGTCGCCTAACGGCACAAGTTCGCCCGGCTTGTCGTCAGTCGGGAAGCGAATACTGGTATCCCACGAAAACGAGGTTCCGGTTTCCCGAACAGTGGTGTCCATTGCCGGTGGGACTATCTCAACACTGATTGTACCGAGTGAGGTTTCGGTTTCGCCCGTGAAGGTGTCGTTGACGTTGCTACGTGTGCCTACGGACGTGTTGATAAACTCGGCTTGGTGTTCGTCGTTGAACAAGTCGTCATGCCCGCGTTCAAACGACCCACGCACTCTGTCGAACTTGTCAGCCATTATTTCACCCGTTGAACCTTGATGCTGCTCCGTAAGTTGCCTGTTTGCACTTGTGGGTGGTCAGGTGCCGTGCCGGGCGAGCGGCCCGACGCTTGGGCCGTAGCATTGATTTGGATTTGCCGCTGAAGCGCGGTCGCCACGGCTTCAACCATCTGTTTCGTGCCTTGAATTTCATCTATGCTACCGAAGTCGGTCTTGTCGAGGATGAACGACTCGGGGTTGGCTTGGAACTCTCTCACCGCTGGGCGAAAAAACGGGTACGGCGGCATATTCCGCGTACCCATCTCCAAAAAACTGCGTACTCTACATTTGTACCGACCGCATACACCGGCTCTTCGGCGTACTTGTCTTTCAGGTCGTTCAATTCCTCTTTGAGTCCGGGGATGCCACTCACGTCAATGCTAATATCAGTCATGGATATTCCGGGCGTCCGGCACGTCAAGCGTAGCCGTGCGCTTGTCCAAGTCAGCCACAACCCCCGTTGGGTCAAGGCTCACGGCAGCCGCCATGTAGTCGGTCGGCCAATCTTCATTGCGCTGGTAATCCGCGCTGGCCGTCTCTCGGGACGTGCTACTCAGTCGGGGGTCTTGTGTTGCCGCGTAGTGTGCGGCCAACATCTTTTCAATTTGACTCAAGCGTGTAGCACTCAATGACGGGTCAACCCCGGCAACGTCGTCGGTGATTTCATGTGCAATTTCAATCCACGCGCTTAGGGCCGCGCTATCCAAGTCGGTATCAAACACGTCTTGTAAGTCTGATTCGGTAATGCGGGTCATGTATTATGAATATAAAATGCGTGGATTGAAACGCCTATTCGTCGTCAGTCGGGTGTTGCCAGCAGTAGTCACCGGCTTCGTCAACTGTGCGGCTACAGTCGCCGTCTGCACAGGTGATCTCCCCACTTTCACCCTCGGGGTCAGGGTCTACAACACCGCCATCTACGTCAATGGTTTCCTCTTCAATTTGGTCGCCAAACGAGCGTAGTTCGGCGTCGGTTGCATCGAACGTTTCGCCCGGTGCAACGTCGTCATCACCAACACGGGTGAGCGTGCCGGTGCCACGCCAAATATGAGTCATGCTTAGATTCCGGTGACGTGCGCCACACCGAAGTTGTTGTTCGCGTCGGTCTTGATTTCCGGCGCACCGGCCCACAGCGTCTTGTAGAAGTTCGTCATGCCGCTGCCCGAACTCCATTCAAGCGTCTGCATATCCTCGGCAAGGGCCAGTTCAATCACGTCAGGTGCGGGATTGACCATGACCATCTCGCCGTCAGGCAAGACGTAATCCGGCACGGACTTGATGGGGCCAAGTTCCATATCGAACTCATCTTCAATCCGCTCACGAACGGTGAGGTTTCCGTCTCCGTCCGGGTCAATGGCATTGCGGTATTCGCGGTACTGCGTCTGACTGATGTACGTCAAGAACCCGTCACCAGCCGGCGTCTGGTTGTTGTCGTCCATGAGCGTGTCAATGGTTCCGGTGAACGTGTCACGGATGTTAGCGGGCGTGCCGAAGTCCGAACCACTAACAGACGCACTCACCGTGCTGTCGGTGTAGCCGTAGACCTGATAGGAGTCACCACGGGCGGTGTCAACGCTCGGGTTCCATCCCTGAAAGAGCATTTGTTCGGCCTTCTCGGTGACGGCACGGGAAACTTCGGCAGCCGTGTCCGTCCGAAGGTCGTTGCCCTGATTCCGCGAAGTCTGAAGCTCTCGCTCAGGAATGCGGAAGTCCTTGTGAATAATCGGAATGGGCACGCCCTGCGTATCGTATTCGATGTTATCGTTGGCGGCCTGATCTTCGCCATCCATCGTAATGTCAGCCTCGGTGACTTCGGTGACAGTCTGCCACAGGTCAACCTGCGTGGCAAGGCTCACATTGCGGACAAGTCCCTGATCCTGTAGGTCGGCAAGGCCGACAAGGTTGCGCTTGTACGTCGAGATAATACGGTCGGAAAGCGTCTCATATTCGTCACGCTCAAGCGTAGACGCATTAGACGCCATTGCATTGGCGGCGTAGGCTTTCCGCTCCGATTCGTCCATGTTGAAGAACCAGTCGGAACCGGCACCCCACGCAGCACCGCCGTAATCAAGGTTGTTGTTCGTCGTCAGATTTGCACTTTCACTCATAATTTAGAGCACCTCCAGTCGGATACGGGCCGGCGAAGAACCACCGGAATTGTCAACCGCTTCTTTCGCTTCAACCAGCGCGGCACCCTCAGCGTCACCGTCACCCGTATCAAGGGCGCGGAAGGTGCCGTTCTCGCCACTACCGGCGTAGACTACGAGCCGGTCGCCAAGGCTAATGTTGGCGTTATCGGACGTGTCCGCACCAGTGCCGGCGGCGTTAGACCCACCGAACACCTGCCCGTAGAACTGCTCACCGGAGTCAAAGACCCGGAACTCGCCGTAATCACCATCAGCGTAGTCGTCGCTAATGGTCTTACCGGTCTTGGCTAGTTCGAGGGCAATCCGAACCGCCGTCTTTTCGGCACTGGTAGAATACCGCTGGCCGAGATAAATGTCGTCGGCACTTGAGGTATCTTCACCAGTAATCTCAACAACTTGGCCGGGGGTAATCGTCCCGTCAGCCTCAAACCGGCTTCGCTGGTAACTGTTATCTTCGCCTTCAAGTAGGATCGTGTCAGGGTCAGTTTTCACCATTAGGCATCACTCCCGAACATGGTCAGGTCGTCAGCATCTTCGGCGTTGGTCGCCGGCTGTGCGTCAGCCCCACGCGCCGCCGAAAAGTCGGGCTGGCCGCCAAGCACGTCATCACGCTTGGTGTTGAGTGCCGGCACGGTGGGGAAGTCCTCAAGCACGCCTTCGGCGTCATCATACTCGCTAGAGTTGGCCGCAATCGTGCTTGCAATCTCTTCTTTCTCGCTCTGTGCCTGCCGCTCTTCAAGACGCTCATCAACACGGTTGCTGATAAGCTCTTCAAGCTCGGCTTCGGTAATCTCTTTCACGTTTTCGTTTTCGCTCATAGATTCGGTAGTGTCGTCGTCGCTGTCGGTGTCCATCACGTCATTATGGATTGCCTCAAGCCCGTCATCGCACCGCTCGGCAAGTGCCTCACGGGTGAGCTTGCTGTTGTCCACAATATCGTCAATAAGGCTGTCTCTGTCCATTGTGTTGGTTGCCGCGTCGCCAAGGGATTCCGCCCCTGTCGTTTCGATCATGCCTTTCACGCGCTTGTAGGCCGCATACAGCGCGTTGTCAGACATTTCTTCGCCGTGTTTGGCGTTATCTGACTCAAATTCTTCATCAAGTAGCCGGTCGGCAACGCCCCGTGCGCTTTCAAGGCTACTTTCGGATATGTCAGCCTGTGCGCCACGCCCGCCAAGCACGGCCACCAACGCCCCACGGTTCAGGTTGCCCGTGTTGGGATTAACAACCGGGAAGAATGAGAGTTCTTGCCAACTGTCAGCGTCGGGATCGCCAAGCAGCGTGTGCTCGGCGACCGTCTGCTTTTGCTCGGCGGTCATGTCGGCCACGGTATCGGCATCAACGCCAAGGGCGTCGGCCCAGTCTGTGAGGTCTTTGCTTACGTCACCCCAACTACTGGTTTCGGTGCCGTCATACGTCGGTGTACGCGCTTCGGAAAGCACGTTTTCCGACATTTCAATTTCTTCAAGCAACGCTTCGTGTGACTCTGCCGGCATGAATGTGGTGTCGTCACCGTCACCATGCGTATGGATGGCCTCAAGGCCCATGTCTTGCGCCTTTGCCATCGCTTCGCCGGGGTTGTCAAACACGAACTCGTCCGGCACTTCTTGGTTTTCAGCCGTGTTCGTTGCCTCTTCGGGCGCGTCATCCCACATCCCAACCATTTCTGATTCGGATTTGACGACTTGCCCTTCTACATACTCTTCGCCGTTCCAGTCATCAAGTTTGTACGCTGGTTCGTCTTCAGTCGCCTCTCGGGTTGGTGGGTTATCAACGTCGGCCTCACTCGTTACCGTTTCGCCGGATTCAGTGACCACTTCGGCCACGCGCCCAGTGCCGGGGGAGGCTTGCGTCTGCCACCGAACCAAGTCACCAACTTCAAACTCTTGATTCGTGATTTGTGCGTTCGTGAAAATCATACTGTTCGCTACGGGTTCGCCCACGCCACAGCCGGCGTCAACCGAACACTTACCGCGCTGATTCGGCAGCACGGCTAAATGATCCGGCTTCAAATTGCCTTGCACTGCGTTGTGGGTTTCGCCGTCGTACTCTCCAGAAGGAAGTTTTGAAGCCCGATAGCCCGTGGATACGTCCACCGCGTTGCCGGCCAGCACGTCATCTAAGACTTGCTCAGCCATGCCACCCATGTCACGGATTTTTTCGACGTTGAACCACGCTTCGCCAACAACTTCGCCGCCGTCCCACTGTGCATTGAAGACCTTGCCGATGGCAGTCTTTGCGTGCATCTCGGGACTGTTGGCTGTGGTTCCCGCGCCGTTGTGTGACGGGTGATTGAGCGTCAGCGGTGTACCGTTCCACGACGGAATGGACTCCTTGGCTTCGCGCTCGGGAAGGTACGCTTCGTTTGCTGTCCAACTGCCGGGGACGTTGAGATACATCGGCTTGAGTAGCGTGGTCGGTGCCACGACGTACTCAGTGCCGTCTAACGTCTCGCGCCGGACGTTGGAACTATTGAGAACTTGATTCATGCTATGCACGGAAAGACCACCCTCGGCCAGCCCTACGGGGACTTACGGCGTCATCGGTGGTTTTATTGTGTATTCAATTCATTGTGAAGGTATGTCTTGGATGGAATCAATAGCCAACAAAGACAGCAGAAAAGCAGCCCGTGAAAAGTTTTATGAATGGTGTGAAATGAAAGAATCCGTGTATGATGAGATTGAATTCACATATTCAAAAAATGATATTGCTTGGTTGTGTGTTAGCGATAAGGAAAGCACGCATTACGGGCGTGATATAATCCAACGCCATACAGGTTGTCCTATACGTGTTATTGATGTTCGTGGTATCAATTCAAGCACCATAGCGATTAAGTTGTTGTTGACTGAGTTGCAAGTTTCTAATTCGCCCGAACCTCTATAGATACCTTGCCGGTGGAACTAAGTTAATCGGCGTTGATGAGCCAGTGTATGCCTACACCATACAATATGCTCACACCAGAGCAGAAGTGCAACTGCCCGAACTGCGAAGCCTCAATAAAACGCAAAGAAATAGTAACTAAAGGTGTCGGTGAAATATACTGTGAAAATTGTTCATGAATCAATGAGGTTTGGGTAGAATTTTTGCACGTCTTCGGGCGCGTCTTCTTTTAGATGATCCACCGCTTCCGTTGCTAACTCATTAGGCAAATCGTTCGGGTTTGTTAGCTTTTTGCGTTGTTCAATCAATTCTTTATCGCTCATAACTCGGGGCCTCCTATTGATTCATAAGTTTCCATAACGAACTCGGGGATTTCCTTTTCACCGGCACGCATGGCTTGAACCTCAGCGATGAACTCCGCTTCATCTGTCATACCATACTCACTTACAGCACTCTCATATTCATCCAACTGATTATAAACATCGTCGCCAAAGAAATTATCTGGATTCCACCTGTCACGCTCGGATTTGAAGTCTCTTGCGTGTCCCGTTTCGTGAGCAATCAAGCCTTCAGGTGTGTCAAACGCCTCTGTTTTCCCACTACCGCTGTCATCATACAAGGAATTATCTGGGTTTAATTTGCTGGGTGTGATATACACGGTGTCGCTATCATGCTCATAGTATCCCGCTGAAACTGCGGCTTGGTCGGGGTCATCAAGGTCTTGCGCCCTCGTTGTGAGACTATCAACTGACCCACTCCAACCCAACTCTTCAATCAGTGACACACCATCGGCTAACCTTTGTAGGCGTTGTGCAGTTTCGCTTTCTGACTCACTTTGCATGGGTTCGTAGTTCACACTACCCACGCCACTATTCGATTCTATTTCAGACTCAACGCGGCCGATAGCCTCAGAAATTGAATCACTTTCTTCAACAATGCCACTAATTGATTCACTCAATCCACCCCCACCGTCTAAGTCGGCAAGACTCGTTGCGTCTGTAGGCACGCCGTCAATGCTTACGTTATCGCTGGCTAATACGGCGTCAATGTCTTCACCGTTTTCGTCAAGGAATGATAGCACTTCACCCGTTCCCATGTCGGCAAAGTTAGGAGCGTCGTCGGGTAAGTCAAACGAGCGTTCAACGAACTTGCCCGTTTCTGGATCGCGTGGGTGTAAAGCTGGGTTGAACTCATTACGAACCGCGCTGGTAAGCCGGTAGACTGTTGAGTTCGTCGCCTGCCGGTCTATTTCCGGGCGTCCGGCGGCAACCCATTCGGCCCACCGGATGAGCCACGGTTTCGTAATCGTTCCTAACCCGTCAGGCAACACCGGAATGTCGTCAGTGGGTTTCTCACCGAGATTAACAACACGGTATGTGGTGTCTTTCTGTTCGCGTATCCTAAACTTCATGTTATCAACTCACCGGGAACACGCTCTTCAAGCGGTGCCAAGTCGTCGCTATCAGTGCCAATGCTCGGTAGCACGGCGCAGCGACCGTTGACGTGACTCGGCGGCGCAAGCCGGTACACTTGCCCTCTGAACTCGATAGCGTGGTTTGCACGGAACTCTGATAGCGTGAACACTTCGCCACCAACACGCCGGCAAAACGGACACACGCGGCTGTCAGCCGCCGTCTGCCACTCGCCATGACTCACCACATCAACGTCAACTTTTTCGTATTCGTCCAACGTGGCTTGCGTGGCAGCATTGATTGTCTCTGTCCGTGCCAACGTTTCGGCGCGGGTGCGCTGTAAGTCCTTGAGTTCGTCAGTCAATCGCCGGGCTATCTTCTTGGGGTTCTCCCCTTCGGCAAACCCACGGGTCAACTCTTGGCGGATTGTCCCCGCCATGTCGTCGGTAATATCTTTCAGGTTTTCGTATGTCCGTGTGTATAAGTCACGGAGCGTTTTGACTGACGTGCGGATCGTTAGGAGTTCGCTTGCCGGTGGGTTATCAACGCTCAAGCCCTCTTGCATGAGTCGGCCCTTGGTAGCCTTCGCACTCATCACGTAGGCATTACGCACGTATTCGCTTGTCCAATGGCGGCCCTCTCGGAGTTCGGCCATGTTCGCCGGCTCAAGTATCTCGCTGTTAATCCACTCCTTGAGGTCGTCAATGAACGCCTGAATCTTTTGCCGGTCGGTCGGAAAGTCATACGCTTCAGGGGCGTCAATCTTGTTACCAGCAAGGTCGAAGGCGTCGTTTTCGTAGCCGACTGTGCGCCGGATGACGCCACTGACACGCCGGAATCGTCCGCGTATGTCCTGCAAGAAGTTTTGCCGAACCTCAAGCGTCTTTGTGGGGTCAGTGCGCTGTGTGACGTTCGTGACGCAAGCGTGGCTCACGCTTTACCTCCATTCAGTCGTACCTAACATCTCATCTTTGAACGCGGAGCATATTTCAGCGTCACCGATTTCACTGAAACACCCGCGCCATGTACCCCCCATCGAACTCCAAGCATCTAAGGCTATGATACGTGCCGGTATGTCTGACTCTTCCCAACTGTCGGGCCAGCTATCAAACCCAATGTCGTTTGCGGCTAATGCGTTCGCCGCCACTTCGGTAAGGTCTTCGGGGTCGGCCTTGTCCGGCGTGTCAATCTCACCATCGCTTAGGTCGTCAACATCTACAATCTCGTAGCCTTGCCGGTCGCCGTAGGCAACAACCACTTCGCCCGCTTCCACGGGATTGTCGTCAATCTGCACGTCTTCGCCGCCTTCCATAATAATGCCGCCCGTGTCACCGTTGGGGAGTTCAACAATATCACCTTCGCCAAAGTCTTGATTAGAGGCAACGCGAAGCGTCCGGCTATCAATGAGTCGGTATTTCATTCCCATATTCGCCACCACGTTGTCTCACTGTTTTCGCTGGTTTCCTCATCAATCTCTTCGGACTGTTCAACCGCCCATTCTACGCCTGCCGTGCCACCCCAGCCGAACCATGCAACCGTGCCGTTATCTTCCCACCACGGGGTTTCGGCGTCGTCGCCCTTTTTGGATTCCGGCACGTCGGCAAAGTTTTCGTATTCCGTGTTACTCTGGTGTCGCTTGAACTGTGCCATCTTTTCGATGACCGATTCATCAAGGCTCTCACCCGAAGTCAACTGCTCGGCACGTCGCCACCCCGTGTCTGTCATGGCGTCCGTCTTGTCACGGATTGCTAACACGGCTTCGGCGTTTGTCTGTGCCTGTTTGGGCGGCGTGGTGTCCTGTTGCTCAAAGAGGCTATTGAAGCCTGCTTGCACCTCGGGAACGGACTCATCAACCGGCAATTCCTCGGGTTGATTGTCCATGTCCACCGCGCTCGGGCCGTCTTGGAGAAAGTCTAACTTTTGCTCGGCTGAAAGTGACATGGCAAGCCCCGACGCTTGGAGCATTGACGCGCGCTGGTTTTGCGTCTCGGCTTCGGCGGCGTCGGATTCCTCGTATAGCGTTGGGAACTCTACCGCATAGTCGGCGTCTTGTGGTTCGGGTAGAACGTCGAACGAAAGCAAGCGGTCAATCGTTTGCCGGACAAACTGCGGTTCGCCAAGGTTCACCTGCCGTGACGTAATCGTATCGAACCAATTGTTTCGGTCTTGCGTGGTTGCCCGTTCGCCCGTTTCGTTGCCACGGAGCTTGTTTTTGGGCATCCCGATGGCCGACGCAATCGCCGTGTCAATCGTGTCAATCACCCCGCTGGGGTCAACCTCTTGCCCGCCGATAACCTCGTAGTCCATGCCACTGCTCACGATGTACTTTTGCATATCGTGTAGCAAGGCTTCTAACTGCTGCTTGAAGTCTTCGCGTTCGCCGTCGTCGCCGTATTGCTGTAAGGCGAAGTCCTCCGATACGTTGGCGATAATCTTTTCGTCGGCTCCAGCCCAAAACATCTCTGCTGACGCGCCGATAACCTTCATCCGATCCTCAAGCCGATAAAACACACTCTTGAGTGCGGGTTCGCCCTTCAAGTCGGTTTCAAGCGCACCTTCGGCTACATGAATCACACGGCTCCAGTGGACGTTCTCGAAGTCCTCTTCGGTGCTATCAGCGTCAATGTCACCGAAGTCAATGCGGTATTCAACGGGTTTGTTATACCGCTCGTCAGTCGGGTCTTTGTCCTTGTCTTTCCCAAGTTCCCAGTGTTCGACTTGTTCTTGTGGGAAGATATTAAAGTGCGTCACGTCGTCAACGCTACTGATAGCCGACTCTTGGACGGGTTCCGAAAGGTCTTGGCCGTCAGCAAGCCCAATGACCATCAAGCCGTACTCACCGAGTCGCTGTGCCCGGTCAAGCCGTCGCCAATAGCCATTCAACCGCGAATCAATCAGGTTGTTCGTGACGCGCTCAAAATCCGTTTCGTCGGTATCTTCGCCGTCAACGAGTTCAGGCGGGTTGCGCCATGTCTCTTCGGGGAAGGAGTCAATAATCCGACTGGCAATATCTTGATACTCGTATTTGGCACGGTATCGCTCTAAGGCTTGGTCGTCGTCAAGGTCAGGGTAGCCAAGGACGTTCTGTATATCCCGGTCGCCGTCGTACTGTTGCCCAAGCCACCGCGTAATGGTTGCGTCACTGCTTACGTCAGCCCCGCCAAGCCCGCCGCCACTTGTGGGCTGGATGCCACGGGCGTTGTGGCTCATTGATTCGCGGAACAATGACACGCCTGCTTGCACAACGTCGGGGTCGTATTCGTTGCCGTTAAGGGATATACTGTCACTCATTGTTTACCAAAGTTCATGTCATTACCAACTCAGGGGTACGTCCGCTTGTCCGCCTTCAATATCTGTGCTGTACTCTTGTGCCACGCCCGTCCGCCCTGCATTGGCGAGCATCAAGGCGTCTGGGTAGTCGTCATGGCCACCGTCCGGGTGCGACAACTTCAGGTGTTTGTTCGCCGTGTATGAGTATTGCAACGATGTGAGTTGACTAATCAACTTCCGGTAATTGGGCAGCATCAATTCCTCGGCTTCGAGGTCACGCTTGAGCCGCTTGTACATCGGCCCTTTGCTCTTTGTTGTGCTCTTTACCGGCGTCACAACGTTACCGATCCCGGCTTCAAGAATATCGGTTGCCAAGCCAGCCATGTTTGACTCAACAATGATTTCCTGATAGCCGCGTTTCGGTGGGCCGCCATGCCCAACGTTCGGTTCTGGTAGTGTATCGGATGTATGCAAGTCCGTCAACATCCCCACAAAGTCAGGGCCACTCACCGTTTGCTTACTCCAAATGTTGTGTGTGTATCCCGACTCTCCAATGTCGTATATCACCATTTCGTCTTTGCCCTTTTCTGCCGGATCAACACCAAGCCAACGCGGTTCAGTGCGTGAAAACTTAGCGTCAGGGTCAATACATGGGTCTACAACATCATGCGGGAGGTAGCTGTTCGCACTCTCAATGAACTCACCGAGGTATTCCTGTGCGAACGTGAAACTATCCAACTGGTCGCGCTTCCGGTCTAAAAACTCTTCACTAATCAGCGGGCTAATCCGACTCGGCCAATGCGGGCTATACCATTCATCGGCTTGTGAGCCTTCCACGGCGTCGTAAAAGTACCCGCTCTTGCCCGCTGGTGTGCTAAAGAGGTAGAACTGATAGGAGTCGTGGGTGCTGAAAAACGGTTCAATTACCTCGGTGAAAATGCTATCTTTGATATACGCGGCTTCGTCCACGAGTACAACGTTCGGATTCTTGCCCCGGATTTGCGTG